GCACTAGGTTCGATCCGGTCATCGATGCGAGTCCTCGTTTGAAAGGCTTGGTATCTAAAGATGTCGACAGCACGCTGCTGAAGAAGATCGGCAGCTCTTTTTTGCATTTAGCTGGGGCCGCGACAACGAGTGCAGGCATCTCGACCCCTGCCAAAATGCTGATGGTAGACGAAAAAGAATTCTGCGACCCGGCGGTCATCAGTGTGTTTATGTCGAGAACAGGACACGAGAGAGAGGAAGACCGCATCATCCGATTCTTCTCTAGCCCCTTGTTTCCCAAGTCAGGAATCACAAAGGATTTCGAGGAAGGCACCCGCAATCATTACATGATCTGGCACACGGCCTGCTCGACTTGGGTATTACCCGACCTTCTGCTGCATCTGATTCTGCCAGGCTTTGATGAAAGCATCACGCTGTTGACCCCTTCAGACATCGAGAACCCGCACTACAAGGTCAACGAAGCGCATGTTCTTTGCCCGCATTGCAGAAAGCCGATCACGATCGAAAACATGGCGGAGCCGAGGTATCGCGCCTGGGTGAGCGAGTATCCCGAGCGTGAAAACAGCTCATACGATGCCAATGCACTCGTGTTGCCGCAGATCAGGACTCCGCCGAGACTGTTCAGAGACCTGAAGCTGTACGGAAACAACGTGACCTGGCAAAGATTCGGGCTCGGAATTGCGGCCGAATCAGCCGGAGAAATGATTCTTCACAGTGTGATCGAGAACTGCTTCAAGGTCCGGCCACACGGGCCGCTCTCGGGGCAGGTGACCGGTGCTGTTCTCGGAATGGACGTTGGACGGGTCAGCCATCTTGCGATCGGCAAGAAGATCGGCAAGACGTTGGAAATTGTTCACATGGAGAAGATTGTTCAGGACGGGAAGAACAACACCAAGACGACCTTTACCGAGCGCTATAAGCAGTATAGAGCCGTGCAGGGAGTGATTGATGCGGCTCCGGACTTGACGATCCCCAAGAGTATCCAGGAAGACACCCCATACAACAGCGTCTGGGCCTGCTTCTTTGTGCGAGGCCAGGGCAAGTCTTCGCTGACGCCGTATGTATTGGACGAGGCTGAAGGAGTGATTAAGGCCAATCGAACAAAAACACTGGACGAATTCGTTGGAGATTTCAACAACGGGTACATCAAATTGCCGATGGGCCTTGAGTTCGAGGAGGAAGTCAAGACGCATCTCCAGCAGCTAAAGAGAATCACGAACAAGGACGCTGTCGGAGAAGAGCAGTCTCAGTGGGTGACCGGCTCGGACGAGAACCACTTCTTCTTCGCGATCTACTACTGCTGGCTCTCGGCCAAACTCACTGAAGACAACACCAAGATCTACATCGCCCCTGCCAGCTCGCTGCTCGTCTCCCGCGTGAAGATGCGCTCCATAGCCGCCTAGCCTACAGCCTAAGCCGATAACCCGCAGACAGGCCAAAGAAAAATCCACTCAACACCCTTCCACAACCCGTCAAAGAAGGTTACCCTGTAGAGCAATCTCTTTCCTCGACCGCCTCCGAGCCGCCCCGCCTCATGGCCGAACCCATCAAGCCTGCCCAGAAAAGCGATGCGGTCGTCCTGCCGAGGCGACAAGTCGGCAAGGCACGGGCGCAGACGGCCTACTCCCAGGCGCAGCCCGGGGATGCGATCCGCAGAGATGACAACGTCTCCCTAAATAGATCCATCCGAGACTCCCGCAACTCGTCCGCTGCAGCGACCAAGATGCGGGCGCTCTTCGAGACGGACGGGATCGTCAGCACGGCGATCACCAACTATCTCGCCATGATGGCCACCAAGTTCCAGCTCAAGGCCTATGCCACGGCGACCGAGGAGTTCTCGCGGGATGCGGTGGTGGCAGCGGAGGCGGTGATTGCCTCGCTGAGTTCGGACTGGGACTATTCCCGTGGATTCTCGGACAAACGAGGCCTCGAAGGTCTGATCGAAACCATGCGCCTCGAGGTTCTCTTGACCGGCGGTGTCGGCTTGGAACTCGTCTTGGATCAGTACCGGCTGCCCAGGGACATGCACGTTTTCCCTTACGATTCAGTGACTTGGGTTGCCAAGACGGGGAAGAAGGTGCCGACCCAGAAGGCGGCGCAGGGCGGGGACGATATTGTCTTGGACCTGCCGACGATCTTCATCGCCGAGTCTCTCAAATCAGCGCAGAGAAAGTATGCGCTCCCCTTGATGCACTCCGGCCTGTCCAGGGTCTTCCACTACGACACCTTCCTCGAGGATGCGTGGCGGGTGATCACCCGGGCCGGCATGAGCCGGCTGGTCGTGTCCTTGAACTACGAGATGGTGGTGGCATCGGCGCCGCCCGAGATCAAGGGCGATCCGAACAAGCTCTCCGCCTATCTGGATGACGTGCGGATCGCCCACCAGGATGCGCTCTCGAGCCTGAATCCGGAGGATGCGCTGGTCGTCTACTCCACCGCCGAGGTCAATGCACTGAGGACGACCGGGGAGAAGGCCGAGATCGCCCAGCTGATCGATCAGTTGAGTGGCTTGGCGGCCTCTGCATTGAAGTCCTCGCCGACCATGCTCGGCCTGCGGCTGGGCGGAAGCCAGAACACGAGTTCTGTCGAGGCATTGTTGTCCACCAAAACCGCGGCGATGCTGCAGAAACCGGTGGAGGAGGTGCTCTCGCGCGCTCTGACGTTGGCGGTGCGCCTCTACGGGGTCGATGCCTATGTGGAGCTGGAGTTCAATCCGGTGGAGCTGCGGCCCGATCTGGAGCTGGAGCCGCACAAGGTGATGAGGCAGTCGCGGGTGCTCGAGCAACTCAGTCTGGGGTTGCTCACGGACGACGAGGCCAATTCCGAGATCGGCAACTCGAGTTTGCCAGAGGGCTTCGAGTCGTTGAGCGGCACCGGCTTCCAGGGCAAGTCCGCAGCCTCTCAAGGCGTGGATGGTGCCGGCACCATGCCGGCCAACGCCACGAACTCAAGAAACAGGCAGGTCGCCCCGCAGACTCCGAGTTCGGCCGGCGGCAAAGACAATGCACAGCGCCCCTGACATAGCTCCGGTCGCGAATGAAAGCACCCGCATCCCGGCCAAAACCGCAAAGAGGCACGTTAATGGAAACCATGATTCAACCTAAAATCACAGGCTATCGCGAATTGAGCGAGTCGGAAGCCGCACTGATGAACGAGATCAAAGAGCACGGCATTGCGCTCGGCGAGCTTGTCGCGAAGATGCGTGCGCTCCGCAGCGTCGATCCAAGATGGGTCAGCATCGGCGCGACCGACCTTCAGACAGGCCTGATGGCGTTGACGCGCGCAGTGGCGCAGCCGACGACGTTCTGATGCTGTCGGGACTGCACAGCTCCCTAGTGAGGACGTAACATCATGATTCGATTGGGAAGTTTCTGGCTGGGGACGCAGGCCTCGCTCGATGAGGTGCTGATGGCGAATGCCCGGTACCTGGATGATCCCTCCAAGTACCCGCCCCAAGTTCAAGGTGAGATCGGTAAGCTTAATCTTTTTGGCAGCGATCAAGCTGACGACGAGGCAGAAGATCCGGCGGTCGATTCGCGCATCCAGATCCATGACGGCGTGGGCATCCTGCAGATCTCCGGCTCCCTGGTGCCCGAGGAGAGCTGGCTCGATGACTACTTCGGCCTCACCAGCTATCCGGTCATCGCGCGCGGCGTGCAGAAGCTGGCACAGATGCAGGCCGACGGGGAGATCCACTCGATCATCCACGCCTTCTCCACCCCTGGCGGAGACGCCAGCGGAATCAATGGCTTAACCGAGGTCATGCTCGGCGCACGGGCGATGGCGCCGAACACGATGAGCTACACCAGCAGCTCCGCGCAAAGTGCGGGCTACTGGCTGGCCAATAATAACCCTACGTTCTACGTGGATAAGATGGCCGAGGTCGGCTCCGTCGGCGTGATCTCGACGATCTCTTCGATCCACCGCCGGCTCAAAGAGAGCGGCGTGGATACGGTCACGCTGCGTTCGGGCAAGTTCAAGGCGCTCTTGAATCCGAAGGAGCCTTTGAGCGAGGAAGGCCTGAAGCTTCAACAGGAGAAGATGGACCAGCTCCATGGCTTCTTCAAACAGCATTTGGTGAGTCAACGGCCCAAGCTTTCTCTATCCGATCCGGCGAAATGGGCCGAGGGCCAGACCTTCTTCGGCGAGGAGGCAGTGCAGCTTGGCCTCGCCGATGGAATTTATACCTTGAACGGCCTTGTTGAACACTTGATTTCAAAGCATAATTCGCAGCAAGAATCAAAACCGCGCAGCGCTTATGCGACGCGCACCGGCTACGTCGCTCAGACTGGTCAAGCGGCATCGTCACTCTCCACGTCAACCTCCACCCAGGAGCCCATGATGAAGGTAAAACAGGTCGTCTTCCGAAGTGAAGCGGACCGCGCCAAGGTCGCCAGCGGGGTCGACCTGTCGGCGGTGCCGCACGAGATCCGCGAAGTCGAGGTGCCCGATGGCGAATTGGTCGATCCGATTGTGGAGCCTACTTCGCCGGAAGCTGCAGCCGGAACCCAGACAACTGAGATGTCGCAACCGCCCGCGACTGACCCGAAGGCAGATGAGAGCGGGCTCGTGGCGTACCTGCAAGGCGAGCTGCGAGCGCTGCAAACTGCCAAGGCCGCCTTGGATCTCGAAGTCCAGCAGCTGAAGGCGTCGAACCAGCAGCTCGCGCAAGTCGAGGAGCTGCTCGCACCCATCGCGGTTCAGGCCATTCAGCGCCTGCAAGTGGGCCTGGGCCAGACCCCGACCACCTTGAAGGGGCTGCCCGCCTCCACGCTGGCCGCCCACTACGCTGAGGTCCATGCGCTCTTTACCAAGACCTTCCCGGTCGGGGTGCAGGCGCGCAGCGAGGTCGATGAGAGCCGGGTGCCGGTGGATTTGGGCGAGCAGCGGTTGGCGCTGGTTCGATAACACTTATTTGAATTCGGAGAATTGAGTATGTCCAACTGGGTCGTAGATCAAACGGAACGCTTTGGCGGGGTCGCACGCGCGCCACGCATCAATCCCTATATCCCCGGTCGCACCGAGCGCCTGGGGACCACCTCGGATAACCCTCGCTTTTCGACCAAAGAGATCGGCAAGCCGGTGAAGCTCTCGGGCGACGCTTGCGTGCTGTGCGCTGACGGCGATTTGCCGTATGGCTTCATTGAAGCCGTGAACGTGGGCACCTCGGATGGATGGTCGATCGGCACCGTGCTGTGCGATCCCGGCCATGAAGTGCTGGCAGTGGATGAGGTCGGCGATCTGGCCGTTGGCGACATCGTCAAGGCGGGCACCCCGACTGCGCTTGCGACGGCGACTCCGTCACTCGGTGCGAACGTTAAGAAGTACACCGGATCGGTTTCGACCGGCCAGTCCGCACTGCTCGCGTCCGGCGGCCTCGTCATCGGTTCGACCAGCAAGAAGGCGGTGAAGACGGCCAATACCGTGGTCGCTCTGGTTGGCGGATCGCTGGTCACCAAGACTACCGCTGAGACCGCACTGGTTGGCACGGTTGCCGCCGACAAGTTCAATGCCTATGGCCTGTTCCTGTCTGCAGCCGGCGCGCTGTCCACTGAATTGGGCACTGCTGCCGACACGCTGGCCGGGGTCGTGCTGCCGCAGGCCAATGACGCTCGCGCATTGGTCGGCTACGTGATCGTCAATCCCACTGGCACTGGCGACTTCGTCGGAGGCACCACCGATCTGGATGACGCCACGGTTGTTCCCAACGCGGTCTATGTGAATACGCTCGGTGCAGTGGCTCAGGCCGACCAGATTGCAGGCCCGCATTTTTGGCAGGTCTTGGCGTACTACGGTACTCAGGCTGCTGGCAAACAAGTTATGCTGCGTAAAGTCTAATCACGGTAGAACTAGGAGAATATCAAAATGTCTGTTGCAACTTTCCGCTACCGTGATCACGGCGGCAACGTCAAAGAGGGGCAGCTTGCCCTTGAAGACTACCGCGCCGCGATGTCTCGGAATATGCGGACCTCCGCGTATATCAACACCAAGTACCAAGACGCTGACCCCAGGTTCGGGACGGCATGGGAACAGGCTCTGAAGTACAACGGCATCTTCACCAAGGAAGATCCGAAGTATGGCGTGGTCCCCACGACTATCGGCGAGGCGATGTCTGGCGATTGCATGTCCAAGATGCAGGGCTTCCAGATGGCTGGGATGCAACTCGCTGGCGGCACCATCTCGTCCGTCAATGGGCCGATTGGTGGATCAACTCCGGCGACTCGAATCTTTATGCCGGAAGTTTTTCTTTCCATCATGGATGAGTTCCTTCGCGCGGACCTGTCTCCCGAACTCACAGAATTCAATCGGATGTTCGCGGTAACAGAGTCGATCAATTCGGAGATTTTCACAATTCCGAAAATTGACACCACGGCTCCGCAGGCTCAGGATTCCAGGCCCGCATCGGAAAATGCCATGCCGGCTAACATGGTGTCGATCACCGCATCGCAAGTCAGTTACGCGATGAATAGCTGGTCAATCGGGCTCCAAATTAGTGAAAAGGCCCAAAGGGACGTTTCTATTCCGCTGGTCAGCATCATCCTGCAGGAGCAGGCTGAAGGCGAGATGAAGCGCCACCTATGGAAGTCTCTGAATCGGATCGTCACTGGTAATCCTGATGCCGGCGAGTCGGCACTGACGCCTGTCGGGTTCAAAGCGGCTTACGACTCCGGGGCCGCTGCGAATACGATCACCCAGTCTGGCTGGCTGAGCGTGCTGAGTGACCCCAACAGAATCCACGAATACGATTACATTCTTGGAGACATGGAGGCATTCGAGGCGATTCAGAATCGCGTTGGCCGCCCGCTGCGGTATGACCCGACCACCACCGGCACGAATACCGGCGACGCTGGCAGCTATCCGCTGGACACCGGTACGCCGCGTCTGATCAACTTCGGCACCATGAACCCGTCGTTCTTGCGGACCCCGACTGGCGTCGTCCAGAACAAATCCATGCTGTTGATGGACTCGCGTAGAAGTCTGCGTCGGATCATCTCGACATCTGCCGCTTATTCGGCTGTTGAGAACATGGTGCTTCAGCGCGTTTCGGTGATGCGCTTTGACGGTGCTTCGTGGATTCACCGGATGCGTCCTGAGAGCTTGCTGTGGTTGGATTACAGCAATCCGTAACCGCTGATCGCAAGTGAATAAGAAAGGGGCCGAAAGGCCCCTTTTCTTTTATGTCTCCAATCTCATCTTCAAATTACCGCAGTCGTGGATAATGTGATAGCCGTTTGCCAGCATGTTTTCTTGCTCCGTCAAGGAGGCATTAAACTTTTTAAGTTGATTGGAAAGCTGGTCCATAGAGATGTCTAGGTTGTTGATGCGCGTATTACCGGCAACATACCAATAATTTGGCTCTATCACTTGTTCTAAAAAGAACCCTGCCTGCAGGAAGTCTGTGCCGGTGAACCAGCGCCGATCGACGTAGCTCACAACAGAGGTCCTTTCGAGCTTTCTTAGCCCGGCGGTAGCAAGCGCGCTAATCCAACCTTGCACAGATACGCCAGGCTTTGAGCAAACTGCTGACATCAGCACTTCTCCGTTCTCTACATCAAAAGCGGCGGCGGACACTAAGCCAATGGAGTCGTCGAGCAGCCCAATATAATTGAAAGCCTGTCTGTGCCCCGAAAGGCTGTGCTCAGTAAAGAAGGTTTTAGCCTCTAGTTCAGACAGCTCTACAAGAGTGCAACTACCTGCTAATACGGTAATGCCTTTTTGCGGGCTTAAGAGCTTAGTTAGTACTGACTTTACTATCTTTTCCTTATGAATCCACTCATCTTCAAATATCGTAATCAGCCTTACACCGGCAGACTGAGCTGCTGTTAGTTTGCTTAAATGGCTGGTTGGTGGTTTTCTTTTACGAGTTCTGTGCCAATACAGCCCGCAGTATTCTATTCCTAAAGATTTGCTAGGGATGTAGATGTCTATTTCTTTGGGCTTTAAAATGGTTCTGTCTCTATTTGTAAGTCCTACGTACTGGCTAATAAACTCCATAATGTCTATTTCAGGCTGAGATTTTTGTTTGGCGCAGGCCGGACAACCATGCCCGCCGTAGTGGTCGTTTGGTGGTTGATGAAATATGCCATGTGTTCTGCACCGTATTGCGATTGGAGTTTGGGCAGAAACGTATTGACTTTCTGAGTAGTCGTAAGTGTCTTTGTGGACTTCTTTAGATTTAGCAATAAAATAAGAATTGCCTTTTACGTTTGCTGCTGAAGTTTTTTCTTTTTGGCACTTTTTGCACCCTCCGTCCCGCTTAATGTGATTAGCCGGGATTACTGTAAACTTTCCATGTTTTTTGCATATCAGCGTTACCGGAGTTGTGTTGTTTACGTACTCTATTAAAGAGTAGTCAAACAAATCCCCGTACTTCTCTTTTCCCCTTAAAATAAAAATTTCGTTGTTTAGGCGCTTGCGGTTTCTAAAGCACTTAGGGCATCCACTACCAGATAAATGAGTATTAATGCCTTGTTTAAATGGCCCGTGCTCAGCGCAAACAATAGTGACTTTATCAAATACTCCTGATGATTCTATTAAGCTGTAATCGTACCTGTTTCCGTGCACTTGTTTGGCTGCTGCAATAACTTCTTCGATGGTTCTCTTTTTTGGTCCAATTCCGGTTTTTACGGCTGCAATTCTGCCGCATTTTGGGCACCCGTTGCCCTTAGCGTGAGAGTTTGGGGATTGCTGAAACTCGCCGTGCTCCTGGCAGACGATAACGACTTTCACCTTGGTGTGGACGTATTCGACTTTCGAGTAATCGTACCGACCTCCGTGGATCTTTTTTGCGTTCTCGATCCACTCTTCTTTTGTCAATTTGCGAGACATCTCAAAATTCTCCTGTTGACTCCAACCCAAACCACGCTACACTACATCTACCAACATGGTAGAACTTAGAGACGCAGAATGCAACCTAAACCGCGAAAAGTGTCGAGTAACTTCACGATTGACCAGGAGTTACTAGGCCGCCTAGATGAAGTCGCTGCCCGCCAAGACCGGTCCCGCTCGTGGCTGATCGAGCAGGCCGTGCGGCAGATGCTCGACCAACCGGCCCAGCCCAAACCCTCAACCGTCCCCTACTACGTCCCGCCGCCCACCTTTGGCCCCTTGCCAAGGACGACCTCACCGCTCATTCCTATCGTGACGACAGAGCTTGAGCACCTCTTCAGGGAACCCGCCACGCCCACGCCTCCTGGAGAAGAGTGATGACCAAAGACGACGCCCTCCTCGACGCCGCTGCCTACACCCTTGCCGGCCTCACCGATTTTGATCTCCCGGAATGGGTGATCAAAGGGCACGCCAGAGCGGCGCTGGAGACTTATCTGAAGGGCCTACAGCTCTCCCAAGACTTCGCGATGACCGGATCGATTATTGGAGAGACTGCGTTCCACTATCCGAGACCGAGGGCACTATGACTCTACCTCCCCACATCTGCCTCCCCTACACCCCCGCCACGATCGAGCTTTACCGTGAAGCGCGCCGGCAGGAGGAGTGGAAACTTCGGTTCCCGGAGCGCTACGCGAAAGCCGAGGCGTTAGCACGCTGCACACCCTCATCTCTCAACGAGTGGATGCTCTGCTCAGAAGAAGACCTCGACCGCATCATTAACGAACTGGAGATCGACGTGAGCCGCCTGAACCAACCCCAAGCCCAGAAGATTCGCAACGCCTCCAAGAAGACGGTAGAGCAACGCGCCCGCGACTTCGTATCAAACCTGCCGCCTCATGTGAAAAACAGAGAGTCAGCGATGTGGATCAAGACGCTACTGGTCGAGATCGATGCGCTCAAATTGCGGATTGCCGAACTGGAGGACGAGGTATGAAGCACAAGCGACGCCAGCCCACTGAGGAAGAACTGATGGGAGAGCCTGAGATGTCTGAGATGGAGGAACTGGAGAGCGGGTTTATCGTCTGCGAAGTCTGCGGCGAATCAGGAGAAGGCGTGATCACGCTGCAAAACGAGGAGGGCTTTGCGATCTGCTCCAATTGCATTGATGGGCTGACTGATATTCTGTCACAGGTACGGCACGATCTGTCGGAGTCTGGCGATTTGTATGAACACAGGAGCCTCAATTGAACATCACAGAAGTTTCATTTGGCAGCCACGATAAAGCGATTGCAGCGTTAGAGGAGTTGAAACGCACGATGCCGATTGCAATACAGCATCAACGCTTCATTGCCAGTCTGATCAGAGCAAGGTACGACGGGCTTATTGACGAGGGCTTTACTGCGGCTCAAGCAACCGACATCGTTAAGGATATGTTTAAATGAATACCCATGACCTCTTCCTACTCCTGTTGGCCCTTGAGTCGACGCCCGGTAAAACCGACAAGCTCGAACTACTCAAGGCCCATCAAGACGACCCTCTTCTGAAGTATGTGATCTGGGCAACTTATGAGCCGACGCGCAACTACTTCATCAAGAAGATCCCAGCGTTTCGGCAACAGAGCAGTTTCGTCCTGTACCCAGGGACCTGGGCCGTGCTTGATGCGCTGGCGGATCGCGAAGTGACCGGGGATGCGGCCAAGCGCCTGGTGAAGGAGACCCTTGAGCAGCTCGAACCCGAGTCGGCTGACATCTTCACCCGGATCTTGAAGCGCGATCTGCGCATCGGCGTGGCCGAGAAGGGATTCCATCAGGTCTTCCCCGGGCTCTTGACCCGCTTCGACGTGATGCTGGCGAGCCCCTACACCTTCGCCGAAGGCCCCATGCTGGTCTCCCCCAAGATCGACGGCATGCGGATCCTCGCCCGCGTGGACCGCAACACCGGCACGGTGGGCTTCTTCTCGCGCAACGGCAAACCGGTGGAGACCCTGAACCATGTGGCCGAGACCCTGCTGCGCTTCGAGCACCCGGACAACACCTTCTGGGTCGACGGGGAGGGCACGGCCCCGGGCGGATTTGCCGAATCGATCTCGGCCCTGAAAAAGAAAAAGACCGCGGAAGCCAAAGGCATCTTCAACGTCTTCGACATCCTCCCGAGCAGCATCGAGACGGAGCGCTCGACGCATGACCGGTATGACGATTTGCTCAAAAGTGTGATCCAGACCGAACACGTCAGCTGCGTGGCCTCGATTCTCTCCACCTCCCATGCACAGACAATGGACCTCTACGCGCAGTTTCGGGAGCAAGGCTACGAGGGGGCGATCGTGAAAGACCCCGCCGCCGGCTACCAGCTCAAGCGCAGCAAGGCCTGGTTGAAGATCAAGCCGACGGAAACCCTTGATTTGCCTGTGGTTTCTGCCTTCGAGGGAGAGGGCAAGTATGTCGGCATGCTCGGCGGCCTGACCGTGGACTACAACGGCGTGCCGGTGCGGGTCGGGTCCGGGTTCTCGGATCAAGACCGACAGGTGTTGTGGGCGATCTGGATGACGGATCCAGAGCAGTTGAAGAGGAAGATGCTCGAGGTCAGCTTTCACGAAGTCACCCCGGACGGAAGCCTGAGGCATCCGAGGGCGAAGCGGTTCAGGCCCGATAAATAAACGCTTCGCGGGCTTTCGACAAGGCCCTGAATGGGTTACCATTCAGGGCAATATTCGAGGAGTCCGTCATGGCGAAAGCACCGACCAAGTCCGTCGCTCAACCGACGCCCCCGCCGCTACCCAAGATCGAGCCTCTCCCCGAGGTTCCGGTGATCGCTCCGGCTCTCGAAGCCGCCGAGCCCGTCCAGACCGCCGAGCCCGTCCAGACCGCCGAGATCATCCAAGCCCAAACCCGCTACGGCTTTCCCGTCTACGTGCCCACGCAGAAGAAGCTGCTCGCACCGAACGAAACCTGCCCGCTGATCCTCGACGCCTGGGTGAAGAACCAGCTCGAGCAGGAGCGTGGCGCACTGGTGAGGGTCAAGCTGTGATCGAGTCTCCGATGACCCGGATGCGCTGGGACGCCGAGGCGAACACCGGGGAGGAGTCCCCGCCCCGATCGGCAGAGACCGGGCGCTGGCTGCGCAGCCCCAACGACCCGGACTTCGTGCCGCGCGAGCCTTGGCGGCTCGACGGCATGTCCTATGATTCCAACGGAGACCCTGTCCAGTGAGCACGATGCCTTATCCCGCCGGCTCTTCCGGGTCCTTGGACTCCGTGACCAACGGCTTCGTGGTGACTCCGAGCGACGACACCGACCTTGCTACGGTGCCCCGGGTGCTGATCCTGAATGAGGCCGGCACCGTGACGATGGATCTGGTCGGCGGAGCGACCAACGTCGCCGTGCCGCTGCAGGCCGGCTTCAACCCGATCCGCCCCTCCCGCATCTATGCCACCGGCACGGATGCCGTGACGATCTTCGCGGGCTGGTAAGATGCAGACCGGCGTCGGCATCGGAGTCGGAGCGGTTTTCTGCAGACCCCCGGCGACCGCAACGCCCAAAGGCTTCGATCTATTCATGGTCCGCAAAGCCGACGCCAGCGGCTGGGAGCCTCTTATGGTCCGCAAGACCGACGGCACCGGCTTTGAATCTTTCCAGGTGAGAACCAATGGCTGAACCACTGCCCGGCGAAGACCAATCCCCCGCATCCGGGTTTCAGGCCGACACGACCGGCGTGGAGCTGATGGCGCTGCTTCTGGGCGCCGTCCAACCCCCCTCAATCACAACCGCCACCATCACAGCCGGCAACCTCGCAACCCCCCTAGACGGAAACCACCGCACGCTCCAGCTATCAGAAGATGTCTCCGCAGGCTGGGCCGCGCCCCTGCCGTCCGGCGGCGATGCGTCGATGCGGGTCTACTGGTGCTCGCT